CTAGGATTGTAGGTTAAATCACCATCTGATTCTAATCCAATGTTACCACCGTCTACATCACCACCTGATGTAAATATAATAGCGTTGTCTTCATCTGTGCTTTCGTTGTCACTGATGGTTACAGTTGTTGCTACGGCTGCTGTAGTTGCGTTTGCTACTGTTACTCCTGCAATCACAGTGTTAAGTGCTGTACCATCTACTGTGATGGCATCAGCTTCTAGTGTGCCGTCTACATCTACATTACCTGATATATCAAGTGATGATGCTATAAGTTGGTCTACCTGTAAATCCTCATGGGAAGACCCTAGCTTTAACTCAAACTTAGGACCAGTGGTATTGTAACTAAATGTGGCATCATCACCACTACCACCTTCTATTGTTATACCTGCACCGTTTATAACAGCAGATGTGCTGTTGCCACTATCTAATACGAGGTTGTGGTCATTTAGATTTACAGTAGTTGAGTTTACTGTAGTGGTTGTGCCTGACACAGTTAAGTCACCTGTCACAGTTAAGTTGTCGTTTACTGTTACTTCAGATGTTGTGTGACCAATAGATATAGGTACACCAGATGTAGCTGTACCTATTGTTATACCGTTGGATGTATTAGAGTTATCTATATTTAAAGTAGATGTACTGTCTAATGATATGTTAGAACCGTCTACAACTAATGTACCATCTATATCTGTGTTATCTAAATTAGTTGTTCCGTCAACATCTATGTCACCACTGACATCTAAGCTTACTGTATCAACCTCCCCTGCCACAGTTACAACACCATCTGCAAGAGTAATTAGGTCTGTGTCATCTGTGTGACCAATAGTTGTGCCATTTATGACAACGTCATCAATGTCAAGTGAACCACCTGTGATAAGACCTGTAGTTGTTATTGTTGAAGACCCAGTGTTTATTGTGCCAAAGCCACTTGTTATAGAACCACTGTTCAATGCACCTACAGTTGTGGCTGCAGTTGTAACAAGGTTAGGCATTGCTGTTATTTCATCGTCAAGATAAGCAGCTAAAGTTTGCACTGTGGTTTGTGCCATAGTGCCACCCTGATTCATTACAATACCATGTCCATCAGATACAGCAGTTGTTCCTATAGATGTATCACCATCCATGATGTTAAGTTCAGTTGCTGTGGCTGATACTGCTACGTTCTCATTTATCTTTGGTGAGGTTAGTGTTTTGTTTGTAAATGTTTGTGTACCTGCAAGTGTAGCTACAGTAGAATCTATTGCAAAAGTAACAGCATTACCACTGCCACTTGTATCAATACCTGTTCCACCTGTAAATGTGAGTGTTTCACTATCTAAGTCAATACTTAATGCGCCACCACTATCAGCTTGAAAGTCTAAATCCTCTGCCGTTAATTGTGTATCTACATATGCTTTAACAGATTGTTGTGTTGGTACGAGAGTTGCACTGTTAGAGGACATGTCATCTTCGTCCACAAACGCTGTAATTGTTATTGCACCATCTGACAAACTACCATATGTAAGTGTTCCTGATACATCAGCATTACCATTCATATCAATAGTTGTGGCTGCAATCTGTACTTCTGTGTCAGCTACAATGTCAAGCTGTCCGTCAGTGCTAGAGTTGAGATATATGGCTGTATCACGGAACTGTAGCTTTTCTGTAGACGCTACAAGTATGTCATCAGAAAATTCAAAGTAGTCTTCGTCTTCCATCCATTTGAGTACACCATCGTTTGACTCTCCATCAAATGTTACAGTGATGTCTGTACCTGCAGTGCCATCTCCAAATGTTAGAGATGTGCCAAGTAGTTTTGTGATAGGACCACCTTCTGCTGCTGTTCCATCATGTGTGTGTCCTGAACTTGCGGCAAAAGCTGCTAATAACTGATTAAACTCGTCATTAGTGTGGGCTGCCGTAATAACATCACCGTCAGAGTACGAGGATTGTCTTGTGTATGTTGCTCCCATTTATCTTCTTGCTCCTACTTGATATTCTAATTGAAAACCTTTTAATGAGTATGGTGCTGTTTCTCCACCATCGTTTACTCTTAGTGCCACAGCAAATCCTGATCCTTCTACTGATTGTCTAAAGAGTGGCTGTGATGCACCACCATATGTACCAACTACAGAAGAGGATGCACCGTATGTTGATGTTCCATATATGGCTGCAATATCTTGTGAGTCTAACTCATATGCAGCAGGTCTTGCTGAGTCTTTAGATTCATAATCATATCGTAAAAATAAATCTGCATCTATGGATGACTCAGGTTTAAAGTTTACAACCACACGTTGCATGTGCTTTCTTATACCTGCATCACCAAATGTCATATCAGGACTTCTATACTTTGCTAGTATTGCTGTGCCATCAAATGTGTTACCCTGCTCTTGTCTGTATACATAACCATTAGAAAAGTCACCATGTAAAACTATAACATCTCCTGCTTTTACAAAGCTGTCTGTTGATGCAGGTTTTATACCTCTTAACTCTGAAAACTCAAATGTCTGTCCTTTTAAAACACAAACTATGCCTTTTGTAGAATTTTGTCCTGTGCCATCCTTAGTAAAAAATATTCTATACTGTGATCTGTCTGGTATAACTACACTTTGAAACTCAGATGCACTTGATAAATTCTCATCAAATATAGACTGTACATTAGAGCTAATAGTACCAAGTTCAACGTCACCAATTCTCGCTGTACCTGCAACTGTTCTAAGACCATCAGGTCCTAAGAATATTAAATCACCTGCAAATTCTTGTATAGTGTTACCATTTATACAACCAATTTTTCTAGTAACAGGCACTACTGAAAACGCATCAGCACCAGAGCCTGAACTTCCAGTAATCTTAAATATTCTGTTTTCACAAAATACAAATAAATCTTCTCTAAATGTTTTTAGTCCAACAATGGTATCGTCAATAGTGATAGTTCCTGCAGGTAAAGTAGCACTTGAACTAAAGGCATCTTCATCTCCCCCTTGACTATGTACTAGCTCTTGAGGTTTACCAGACATTCCTGCATAAAACATGTGATTCTTAAATGCAGTTACAAACTTTGCCCCATCTACTGAACTTTCACCTACATCTGTTGGTGTTCCCATATTACTAGGAAATACAGCAGGAGCGTTTGCTCCATCTACTACTATTAACTTATCATTGCCATCAAAATTAAATCTTTCAAAACTATATGTACCTGCACTTGTTCTGCCAGTATCTCGTTCTGTCCAACTTGAACCACCTGCTGTAGCACTAAATATCTTTTCACCTCTAGCTGCCACGACTAAATCACCAAACGTAGCTACCATTAAAATAGGCTCAGTGGAAGAACTTGTTTGTGGTACAACAGCATTTACATATTTACTAAACCCATTTATTCTTCTGTATCCACCTTCTATATCAGGCTCAAAGTTTTGTAGCTCTAATGCTTCTCCGGGTTGCATCATAAATGTAGAACGATTTAAAACTAATCCACCTTGGCAGTTAAAAGCTGTGGGTTGTACTTGCGACAGATCAGGCATATTACATCACTCTTGGATTTAAGTCTAGTACGTGACTTGGCGTTCTTGGTATATATGTAGATCTTACATATTCATATTTATTTACTAACAAGGACTGCATATTCTTTATACCTTGCTCAAATCGTGCAAAGTTTAACTGATACTGTCCAGTTTCTCCTCTGTACTGATATACAAAAGCTGTAGCACCGTCCACTATAACTGCATCAAAACGTGCAGGTATAGTTGTTGTGTCTCCATGTGCTGATAGGTCTGTTGGAAAAGTGTAATAGTCAAACTTTATAGAATATGACTTATTAGGATAAGGGTGTAAAAGATAATTGTTGTCTGGAGATCTAACCACACTTTTAGGAACTCCTCCTTGATCAAACTGGGCTACTTGTACTCCACTACTGTGAGCAGAAGCTGTTGTACTATTTGCTCCACGTGAAACACCTGTAAAAGTTGTGGATGAAGTGCCTGTATATGTAACCTCTTCATTACCTATATGTAATGTGCCTGTGCTGTCAAATCCTGTAGTACTGGCTACGGTTATTGTAGTTGCTGAGTCTGTTAGTGAACCATCTAGTGTTGTTGTGTTTATTTCATCTTCTTGAGTTACAAACTGATTTATGTAATCGTTATATTGAATAATAGATAACTTACCACCACTTGTTGCTAAATCTTCATCTCTAACTAGTCTAAATGTATTGTAGTCTACATGTTTAGTTGATGTAGGCAAGCTATATCTAACTGACCCTGCTGTTAAAGTTTTTGTTTCAGTTGCGTGATTAAATGGAAAGTTATATTCTTTTTGATTAATATATCTTATAGATTCATTCACAGCATTTTGTGCTTGCACCTGTATACCTCTAGCATTACTAAAGTTAGATGAAGTTAACTGCACTTCATTTAATCTTGCAAGCGTATTGTTTGTTAGTGTTAGATATGTTCCAGACATTATATCCTCTTAGGATTGTTTTGTCATATCTAGTATGATGTTATATGTTTCTGTGTTAGCATGTCCAACAGTTGTAAACAATATGTCACCTGTTTTACCTGAACCTGCATTGTTCTGTAATCCACCAAAATGTGAAAAGTCATAATATCCTTCAGTATCTAATAGTTTGTATGCTTCTACATTTGATGAAGCATCCCAAAGTATTTGTACTTTCATTCCGTCATTTACAAAATGTATTCTATCTATTGTTACACCTGTGCATGTTGCTTCTTTTTCACCTGCAGTAAATGTGCTTACATCTACTTTGTTAACAGCACTTTCTCC